TGCCATATTTATATTCGAAGTCTCCTCTTAAGTTCGAGAGCAATCTCGTCTGTAAGCTCTCTCATTGTCTCTTTTGGAGACATAAATGTTCCATTGAGATTGATTGTGATACCACCAGCACCAGCTCCAAGAGATTGAGGATTCTTTGTTGCAATAAGCCAGTCGTCGGGAGCTGTTGAAACTACTTGTCCGTTCGGAGCAATAACTCCGTCGTCAATTCCGATTGTAGATTTTACTTTTGAAACTATATTCGCACCGATAGAAGTTGCTTTCGAAGTGACTGAAGATACGGCGGACTTTATCTTGTCGACAATAGCTTTGATTTTATTCCACGCACTCTCAAACCAGCCAACGATTGAATCAATAGCCTCTTTGACGTAGATTTTTATTCCTTCCCAGATAAGAGCTCCGTCGTCGTGTAATAGCTGGAATATCTGAACTACTTTCCAGACAGCGAATACGAGAGCACCCAGAATGGCGATAATTATTCCCACCGGAGAAGCGAGAAGAGTGAAGCCAGTGATTATGGCTGGCAAGATTACTCCGAGAGTTCCAAGCACAGCGACAACCCCAGCAATAGCACCAGCAACGAGTATCAATTTTGATATAAGTTCTGGATTCTGTTCTGCCCAGTCAACAAACTTCTGAACGATAGGCACGAGCGTCTCTGCTAGTTTCTGGAAGGCTGGCTGTAAGGCTTGCCCGATACTTTCTTTCAAGTTGTCGGACGTGACTTTCATTATCTGCATTGCTCCTTCAGCTGTCTTTCCAAAAGCTTCGGCTGTGCCAGCTGTCTGCTTTGCTATGGCGTCATAGTTTTGCATTGCTGTTGCGTTCTCGTCCACTGCCAAGCCGAGAGATTTCAATTCCTTTGTTGCTCCAGCGTGCACCATAACAAGCTTTTGACTGGCTTCTGTGAGCGATATTCCTTTATATCGAGCCAAGTCTTGAGCTGTTGCGAGCTCTTTCATTGCTTGAGTTTTATCTTTTGTGACAGCAAAGAGTTTCGCAAACGCTTGTCCGGCTTCTTCGTCGTCGAATCCAAGCTTGATTGCACCCTTGCTTGCTTCTTCCATTGCTGGAACGAGAGACTTTTCAAGAGCTTCGGCTGAAGTTTTGAATCCAGTTTGTGCAAGTCTCTGCTTTTCAGTCAAACTTTTCAAAGTGTTTTCAAGTGATTTCGTTGATACGACAGTTGTTGCTTCAGCTTCAGCGAATGATTTGAAAGAAGATATTGCCAGTGCTGATATAGCACCAAAAGCGACAGTTCCAGCTGTCGCCATTTTCTTGAATGTTGGCTGTAAGTTTTCTATTGAAGAATTGAGTTTGCCAAGACCAGCCGTTGCTTCGTCTTTGACCTTCAAGAGTATTTCAAGTGTTCTGCTTTCGTTTCCCATAGTTATGATTTTTGTTTATTTAACTTATTCTCAATGCGACGTTTTTCATTGATTATTGCAACATACTTTCGAATGTCGGAATCTTTTTCTTGTCGTATCTGTGAAGGAAGCCAGCCATACTCACTTGATAACAGCTCCATTATAACAATATCAGAAGAAGGTTTCTTTCCTTGAAGCTCGAGTGTGATATCGTTTTCTCGATACCAATTATCTAGCTTTTTTTTTCAGCCTTATACATATCGTCCAGAGTTCTATCAAGCACGTCTCCTTCGTTCTTTGAAAGTCCTTTCAACCATTCAACAGAATACGGATATGATTTGCCGTCTTCTTCTTTTATTGAAACGATAGCAAGCTCGAAGAGTTTGAGTTTTGCATTGAGTAGAATGTCTCCGTCGATACCAGTGAACTTTGGCGTATTGCCTTCGATTCCCATTTTAGCACCTCCAAGCATTACAGCTTGAAGGCACTCTGTATCATACCAAGATAGATCTTCTTTGACTTCGATATTATATTTTCCAACAATGATATTTTTAGTCATAAGATTATAGTGTTGCTAGTGAATTGACAAGGACGCACTTTGTTTGAGCTCCGTCTGTTGCGTTGTAGAAAGCTTTGAATGTGACTTCTTCTGTGACAAGTTTGTCTGCGTCTCCAGCTTTTGCCCAGTCGATAACTTGAGCTTTGTGAAGTGTGAACTTAAGTTCTGGATTGCCACTTCCTTTGATATCAACAAGGACGTATTTGTATGTCTCTGCTTTGTATAGATCAAGGAATGTTGTGTCTCCGTGATTCAATGTGATAACAAGTTCGAAGTCAAGATTTGAGTTGTAAAGATTATCTGGAGATAGTGAGCCGAAGACGTGATCTCTTATTAAGCCAGTATCAATCTTGATTGTTGCGTTCTTTACTTTGATTGCTGTTGCTCCAGCAAGACCAGCTTCGGTATCAGCAATCTTGATTGTGATATCCTTTCCGATAAAGTCACTCTCTGCACTGTATGAAGGAGTAAGTGCTGAAGAAGCCGTGCCAATAGCCACAACGTCTGCCTTGAATCTGACATAATCGTCCACAGTTGCGGAGATTTCAAGCTTTGATACCATTCCTCCATTAAGCTTTTGCTTAACGACTGCACTATCGTGAGAGAAGATTGTGAAAGTTGAGTGAGCTATTGATTGAGCAAGAGTGAGAGTGTGAGAATAGTTTCCAGCCGAGCCAGAATCTGTGCTTGCTCCATAAATGTTGTATAGCAAGAATCCGATTGCGTCTGCGTGGACGATACCTTCAATCGATCCTTCATACCAAGTCTTCACAATTCTCGCACCTTCTCCACCTTCAAGACGACCACGAGTTGAATCGTCTATCACTTTTTCTTCTTTGACCATTATGTCTGCTTTGACCTTCTTCAACCAGCGGGAGCAAGTTGCTTCGGCTGTGTTGCGGACTGATTCTTTTGATAGTCCGACCTCAATTTGTTTTCCTATGTATTCGCTCATATATTTTTTATAATTAAAATTATTTGATAATTAAAATGTTATCTATATTATACCATTTTTAGTTTGTCGTAGCGAGCTTCACTGTCAATGTGAGCTCTTTGTAAGCTGACTTTGACTTCTCGTTGACGACATACCCTTCACGCCCTCCACTTATAACTTGCCAAACTCTGTGTCCGGAGATAGTTCCTCCGTTCCATTCAGAATCAAACTTCGCAATCACAGCGTCTGAAACTTGAGGGAGCACAGTTTCAAACACGTTGGCTTCTGTCGTTCCAGTGATTGCGACCTCAATCCATATCTTGAAACGATAGATTTTGAAGTTCTCTTGTGTTGTCTCGAAAGTATTATCCATATTGTCTGACATACAGACGACAGCTGGGTATTTACTTGGAACAGCCGGATACATAAACACTTCTTTGACAGACGTGATTCCTTGTAAGATTGATTTGATTGAGGCTTTGATTGATTTCTCCATATATTTATTTTGCCAAGTCGGCGACTATGTCTTGTAAAAGTTCTGATTCGAGTTTGTCTATATTCGGACGTGCTTGAGCTTCTGCATAATCAAGCCACGGACGTTTTTTGTGCACGGCTTCCGAGTAAGGAGCTGACGGATATATCCTTCCTTCGAATGGCGAGACTTCTGTGATATGTGTGTCTCTCAAGTTTCCAGTTTGCACCGGTGCACCTCCTCCAGCCATTCCAACTCTCCACGGATTGCGTATGATAACTCTTTTATACTCGGCAAGACCTCTCGTGAGAAACCTTCCAACGAGTTCGAGTATCTTCTTGGGATTGCGACGTATTGCTTCTCGAAACTCGTCTGCTCCACTCAACTCAAAGAAAGTGTCTTTTGCCATATTAACTTGAATATAATTCTATTTCTTGATCAAGCTCGACCACAATTTCCAAGTGCTGATTTGCACCAGTATCGTTTTTTTGAATTGCTCTGACTGTGTATATTGCTTCAAAGGTTTCAATGCTGTCTCCTTCTATCACGTCAGTATCAATATACGTCCAGATTGTGAATGTCTTTGTTAGATTGAGACCAAGATTCTGCACGAGTTGAGCGGACGCTTGCTGAATGTGTCCGAGAAAAGTTCCAACTGTTGAGAGTTCCGAGTATTGATTCAAAGCTTCGTCTGTTTTCCAGACTGCTCGGTTTACTTCGAATGTTGTTGTGTAAAACTTTTCTATCATATATTAAAAGTCAATTTTTCTATACCCGTTTATAATATCCATAGCTCGATTGTAGTCTCGAGCCTTGTCTGTTGTGTCGTATGATACAGCATAGTTTCCTATCTTCTCACTTGAGACAGCTCCTCCCGCGTTCTTGCCGGATATCATTCCAGCAACAAGCACAGTGCAAGCGAATTGTATGTCGTCTTGTAATGTGTCAAATAAGCCAAACAATCCAGTCACTCTGACGTTTTGATTTCCAAAAGGGAAGAGACCTCCTTTCAAAAATAGTTGATTGCAAGGATCTTCTGCGGGGTAGCGTTGATATGAAGTTTCTTCTCGGAAGTTTTCTCCGTATGTATCCCCAAGCTCAACCTTCTCAATCTCCCAGCAATAATCAATTCGAATACTTGCCTTGCCGTTTCCGTCGTAGCACTTTGACGGAGCTTCTTCTCCACTGTCGAGAGCTTCAGCAACTAGTTTCTGATTGGCTAGCATATCCATTGTCCTAGTAGCCGACTTGATAAATGATTCGATATCACTGTCGGACATTGTGCCGACGTTTGTGTATGCTTTTACTTTTTCAACAGTTGTATACATAATTATTTTTTGATTACATTTTTATCATTCGACTTGATTTGTCCGTCTCGCACTTGCATTACAAGCACAAGGTTTTTGTCTTGGAGTATTTTGTCTGATTCAATCTTCGTTCCAGTTTTTTTGTTTTTATAGATATATTTTTTCATATTATCTGCTATTTAAGGCTTTTAATAGTTCGACATACTGCTCTTGAGACCTATTGTGATCCTCACGAAGCTGTTTTATTTCTTCCTCTATTCTCTCAATATGTGTCAAGTGATTTTGTTTTATAAGTGCAATGTCTTGTCTGATTCCGAA